TCTTTGATTTTGAGTATATCTAAATGTTTCTAAATTACCATTATTATCTTTACTACCACAATAAATTAAATCACTACAACCCGGATCAACACAAACTATCTTTTTACTTCTTAATTCATCTGTAAAATTAATATCTTTATCTCCTTTCATAACTTTTTTTCCTTTTTTTATTTATTTTAGAATATTCACTGCTTCTTTCACTTGTATATTCTGGGTATTCTGTTGAAATAACAAATCTGTTTTTATATATAATATAGCCGCCATGTTCATAATGTTTCATATCGTAATTGACTTTTAATTTATTCCCCATAATTACGGCACCTAATAGTATTGGTCCTGTTATAGACAATGGATGATTACCATAAAACCTATTTTTCACATTTTCTACAATTTGTCTTATAGAATTGTATAAAAATATATTACCTTTTTTACAGACCATTAAAGAATTATATATAGAATTAGGTGGTCTATCCTTTGCAAAATGTTCTGTCTCTGTAAGTTCAATTAATTTGAAACCATTTACGCAGCAAAATTTGATATCCACATAAATTCCACCATTAATAAACAAAACACATAATCTCCACAAATCGGCTTTATAGGCACCAGGGATTAATGTGTCGTAAGCCTCGAGCACATCAGGTTTAAAATGTGTTTTTATAAATTCTCTACAATCGTTATCATCAAATAAATGATGATTAAACCGAGGATTTTGGGCCTTTAATAATTCAACTCTTTCTCTCATTTTTGGAGGTAAATCCTTTGTAAACCAAGTTTGATAGATATCTAATGGTATAACACTGTTATAATTATTTTTTAAATAAGGATATGGTTTGTTGTACATCAAGAATTCTTTTATAGTCTTTTTTTTATTTAATATATCAAACATATAGATATTAAATAAAATTAATTAATGAGTTTAATCTTATCTGTCCAGTATTTTAAACTAAGTTTTTCATAGTCAAATGTTCTTGTTTTAAATTCTTCGATTGTTTTATCTAATAATTCTTGATTTACATCTGACCAATTATGAACAATTAAAACAGGCAAATTTTCAAACATTTGTTTAAACCCGGGTGCTTTTAAAATGGGTATACATCCTAAACATAAGGCTTCCCACGTCCTGTGACAGTCCATTCCGTTTCCAAAGGGAGATAATATAAAAGTATATTTTGACATTATATTCCAATTAACAGTTCTTTTTGTAAAAGCATTATTGAATACTAATAGATTTGGTGAAATACTTTTTACTGATTTTTCTCTATGTTTAAATCTGTCATTTCCTTTTGAGAAATTTACATATATTTTTGGTATTCTCTCGTAAAATGGATGTGAGTTTTCTTTTATACTTACGAGTATGTGTTCTTGAGCGCCGGGTAAATGGTTTTCATTTGGCAATTTCCAACTACAACTTGGGTCATTTGAAATAGTATGATAATCAAGACCTATAGGCATTTGAATCATCTTTGGATTATATTGCACTTGTGTATTTTGAATAAACCATTTTATTAGATAAGGAGAATTCAATAATTTACCTATTTCATTTGCTTTTAAAACTTCTAATGGTACACATAAATCCGAGTCTCCAGATACAAGAACGAATCTTTTGTTTATTTTATGTAAAATATTATTGACAAAAAAATTCAATAAGTCACTACATACGTATATTGACATACCATCAAACATATTAGATAACATTTCAAATAAATAACCGGTGTCATTATTACAACTGGATTTTGGGTTTTTTGAATGAAAGTTACACGATTTTAATATTCCTCTACTATTTACAAAATAACATAAGTTTTCCATTTTATAGTATAAAATAAATAAAATATTAGATTTTATCGTGAAAATAATATATAACATAATTATATGGTTAAAATATCAAAACAAACATCAATAAAAATTTTTTATGATAGAATTCGAGATAAACGATATTTGGCATTTGATTTATTTATTTATCCTGTAGCTAATATTTTAAAAAATGTTTTCCAAAATGTTATGTTTATAGATAATTTTGATAGGTTACAATCAAATGAAAATATTTTACTGGTAATGTATTTAAATGATTTGGGAAAATATGTAAAAAAATATGGATTTAATATTAGCTCAAATATAAGGATAATTTTTATTCACGCTGATTTTTTATATAATCATTCAAAGTTTGACCAAAACGAAATAATAAATTTTGTAAATAGAATAAACTACAATAAATGCTTTATTTGGGAATATAGCTCACAGAATATTTTTTACTATAATCAATTTTACCCAAATATTAAGTACTTCTTTTTACCTCTGCTATATGATAAGTATATTGAAGATTTATATACTTCAAAATTAGAGAGAGGAAAAATACCTTGGGAAGAGAAAGATTTTGATGTTGTTTTTATGGGAGATTATTCAGAAAGAAGAAAACCATATTATGAAGAGATTAAAAAAAAGTATAAAACTTGTATTATTACAGGAAATAATAATTATTCTGAAATGTTTAATTTAATTGAACGCAGTAAAATATTTGTAAATTTGTTTTCAAAAGAAACTAATAAGGCTTTTGATTATTTTAGATTAGCCTTGTTATATACAAACAAAGTATTTGTTATTACGGAAACACCTAAAGTAGATTTTAGAATAGAGAAAAATTTATCAGAGCTAAAAGATGTTATAATTACTTGTGAAACTAATAATTATTTAGACAAAATAGAAACTTATATAAATTTACCTGGTGAAGAAATCAATAACATAACAGAAAATGTGTATGAAAAGTTTAAAAAATATACATTAGAACAATCTATTTTAGATTTTTTTGAATTATAAGATAATTAATATATACATATTAATATTATGGAGTATTATGATATTAATAATGGTAGTGGAGTATTTATACAAATAGGAGCAGGAGCAGGAGACCTTGATAAAAGAGCTAATTTTAGAGACGGATTTACAGAGTTTATAAAAAAACTACCAAGAAATAGAATAAAAAAAATTATATTAGTTGAACCAAATCCATTAAATATTCCTTTATTGCGCGAGTGCTGGAAAGATTATCCAGAAGCTATTATTTATGAAATTGGTATTGTTCCAAGAAGCTTTAAAAATAACATAATGGAATTGTACTATTGTCCAAGTGATGCTCCTCATTATCAAGTTGCATCTATAAATAAAAATCATATACAAAAACATTATGGTAATGACTGTGAATTAAAAAAATTTGACATTAAAATAAAATATTTAGAAGATTTTATTAATGAAGTATCTTGTGAAGAAATTGAAATACTGGCATTAGATATAGAAGGAATTGATGCTGAAGTAATTTTAGATTTAAATTTGAGTAATATTAATTTGAAATATTTGTCATTTGAATATATTCACTTAGGTGATAATGAAAAAAATGTGTTAATGCATTTGACAAATAATAATTTTTATTTTTTAGGAAAGGGATTAGATTATAATGGGTTTGATTATTTATATGTAAAATTAAAATATGCATTTAATATTATAAAACATAGACAAATTATAAAACAACAAACTTTAATAAATGATAAACTAAGAAAAATAAATCAACATAAAAATTTACCCAAATTATATTTTAATTGATTTTTTATATATATTATATAAATGATGAAATTTAATTTAACTAATCAAAATAATAACTTAATTAAACAACGCGAGGAAGCAATAAAAAAACATAATGAAGTAATTAGGAAACATAATGAATCAGTTAAAGAGAGAAGAAAAAGAGATTTATATTTTCATAAAAATTTACATCCTATAACTTTTTCTATACCTGAATCAAAACTGATTGATATAAATGAAATACCTAAAAAAACAAAATTGTTATCATCATTAATACCTGGAGTTGCCAGCACATATATTTATAATAATGAAACTGATTACTATAATGAGTATAGAAAATCATTTTTTGCAACAACAATTAAAAAGGCTGGATGGGATTGTTTGCGTCATTATGAAATCATATCAAACGGTTGTATTCCTTACTTTGCTCTAATGTATCTATGTCATCCTTAGTAAGTTCATTGTGATAATAATCTACTACTTGACCTACTGACATCATTGTATATTCTACAATCCAATCTGCATCTTCAAGTTTGTAAGTTTCAGGAGATTGTATAGTAAACAAATACAAAGGGTTAACCTTTCTAAATACTATATCATTACCTAGTTCTTCAATACACACTACTTCTTCACCACAAACTAGAAAATCTTCCCAACATCTTAAGAAAGTATCTGATACATCAAGTCTTTTATATTCATACTTAAGTATCTTATTAGCAGTCATTTCTTTCAAATCTTGATAATTATACTTAAGGTATTTATCAAATTTAGAAAGCTCTTTCTGCATTTCTTCCTCCATAGTTTTTTGGTCAATTTGTTGACCTTGCATAGAAGCTTGAAATTTCTCTGTTGCTATATCTACTAATTTTTGATACCACATATCTCTTACTTCTTCCTCTTTAGAAGAAATACCCATTTGGTCATCAGATGATATATAAGCTTTAAATGGATATCTAGTTAATCTCTTAGCTTCTTCACCTACTAAAGTGTTAATCTTAGAGTTACCTAATCCAATATGTTGCATACTTTTAGGAGCAGCAGAAAACTCTACTCCATAAGGCTCACAAATCTGTTGTATATCTTTGTCTGTAAGCATGTTGTTCCTAAGTCTGTAGTTAACTTTTTTATTATAAAAAGTCTGTCTTACTACAGAGGAATCAAACATCAATACATTCTCCCCAGCATCTACGCATCTCATTCCCCACTCTAAATCCTTTCTGGAATCTGGTAAAGCTTGCTCTGGTACTTGTATTACTAAATTGTTCATATTAAGATTACAAATTTACGTTTATTTAGTTTACAAATCATTACTTAGTAAACATGTTGTTAAAAAAAGCACCGCCCTCACTATAGCTGTTATCAGCAAATGGGTCATCACTGTGTTTTAAAAATCCTCTTTCTTTAAAGAAGTCAGATTCTAAAAAATTCTTAGTGCTTCTTGTCTCAGCTTGTATTGCTTGTTTGTTCAAAGTTACATCTAATATCAATACAGCAATCAAAGCTGACACTCTATCAAAGTTACCATCTTTGTTCCACTTAATTAATTCTTGTATTAATCCTGTAGAACGTAGTCTATTTACATTTAGTATTTCTGAGTTAGGTTCAATTGGATCTAACAACCATTCTCTAATTAACTCTCTACCCCATGTATTTGTTCTTTCTGTAGCTTTAAACCCATAAGATGTATTTAGATTAGGTTTCCATTCAATCTTATCTCTAAGTTGCATAGGAGTTTCTGCTAACATATGCAAACACTTTCTGTGTTCCATGTAAGTAACAAAACCTAATTTATTAATCTCGGGAAATCCTGCAGCATTGTAGTACACTATTAGTTTTCTACAGTTTTCATAAAATTCTTTAGCTAATTGTGGTCTGCCTGTGTACTCAGCTACTATTCTTCTAGTAAATCTATCAAATACAAAAGCACAACCTACTGAATCTGTAGTAGAATAGTCATCATCATAGGGGTCAATACCTACAACATATCTTCTAACAAAGACTTTTCCATCACTATCTTTTTGAGGCTGTTCATAAACCTCAATACACCCTTTAATATCATCATCTGGTCTACGTTTAATAGGATAATCTCTAAGTGGCATCACATTATCCATAGATGTGAACCTTAATTCACCATCTTCTTGAGGTGCAATAAACCCAATCCAATTACTCTCAACATATTTTTGAGAATTTACTTTAATATCAGCTAATCTTTCATTAAGTAGCATAGTAGGAAACATATTTCCTGATGTTACTAAGAACGCTTCTGATGGTGTAAGTGGATATTGGGTTACTGCATCTCTATAAGCTGATGGATTTCCTTTCTTAGTTTCTCTGTAAGCCATAATTGACTTAAGAGCATACTCTTCATTGGAATTACCTTCATGATCTACTAATGGAAAAGTTTTTTTATTTTCTTTATCAGTGTATACACCAAATCTTTGTTTAGTAGACGGTAAAAACCATCCACATTGTTGGTTACCTTTTTCAGGTTCCCACTCATTAGGAAATGCTAAAAGATTAAACCTTTCTGGATCATAATACATTTCAGAAAATGCAGCAGTTCCACCACCCATGTCTCCACCTGTACCATAAATAATAGGAATACCAATAACATCATCACCATCTTTCCAGCA